AATCACCTGTCTTAAGAGTAGGCGTGACAGGACTTGAGCTCATCTTTTTAAGATATCTTAGTATTGCATTACTTTCCTCTTCTTTTGCCATTATTTTTCCAGGTAAAAACTGCGTATATAAATACTGCTATATATTTATCGGATTTAATATGAACCCTAGTAATCCACTTATTAAATTTTTTAGACAGCCTAAAATTTTTATTAATCTTCCAAGCCGAGGGCTTTACTATGAGCGAGGTGCTCTTATTGGTAATTATGAACAAGTCCCAATTTTTGCCATGACTGGCATGGACGAAATCATTAGTAAAACACCTGATGCTCTATTCAGCGGTGAAGCAACTGCTAGAATTATAGAAAGTTGCTGTCCTACAATTAAAAATGCAAAATTAATGCCTAGTATTGATTTGGACACCTTAATGGTTGCTATTCGAATAGCTACATATGGACCAAAAATGACTTTTAGTCATACTTGTAAAAATTGTCAAACAGAAAATGAATACGAATCCGATCTTACAACTATTATAGATCATTTTCAAACTTTAAAGTTTATAAACACTGTAGAAGTAAGCGGTGAATTAATAATTAAAATTAGACCTCTTCAATATGAAGAAATGAATCATTTTGCTATTGAAAATTTTAAATTACAAAGAATGCTCTATCAAACTACAGAATTATCAGATACAGAAAAACAAAAGACCATAGATAAAATTTACCAAGATCTCAGTGATCTGCAGTTACAATTATTCCTTACTAGTATTGAAAGTATTCAGGTGCCAGAGTCTATGGTTACACAAAAACCTTTTATTGAAGAATATCTTAGAAATTGTGAAAGAGAAATTTATAATACGATAAAAATTAAACTAGAACATAACAAAGAAATTTGGTCTATACCAAAACAAAATATAAAATGCAGCAACTGCGGCACAGAGGATAAACTACAAATAACTCTTGATCAGTCAAATTTTTTCGCCTAAGGCTTCTAAAACTTAGTTCCGAACAGATTCAAAAATACACAGATAGTCTAGATTTAGAAGCCAAAGAAATAAAAGATGAAATTTTTAGATTAAGCTGGTATATGAGGGGTGGAGTTAATGCTATAGATCTGTTTTATACATTCGGTTATGAAGACAGAGTTATTATAAATGGCATTATAAAAGACAATATAGATAATAGCAAAAAAACTGGAATGAATCTTATCTAGCGGGCCAAGTAGGGAACTTGCTCGCCAGGTTTGTATAATTGTGCCAACGGATCAGGACGACCAGCTGATAATTCTTTTTGCCTAAAAATCGTTAAGCCAGGATCAGTACTAAGTGCTGCCGAACTTAAAGGAGTTTTATTAGGACCTTTAGCCACCATGGCACTGTCATCTCCAGGCTTATCAGTTATTTCACCAGTTTTTAAATTCATGTACCAAAAACCTGAACTTTGTGGAATAGGATATTCTGTACTAGTTTGTGTTCCTGGTGATTGAGACTGTCCGCCTTGTTTCTGATCATTAGTTTTCTTTCCGCCTGGAAGCAATGATCCTAGACCAGCTAGATCTAAAATAGCTTTGCTCCAAGTGCCTATTGATTCATAATTGCCGCCAAGTACCGACGACAGCATACCTTCTAGCCATTTCTTACCTTCTGCTGTGTTGATAAAATAAATCAGAGCAGCTTTAACTGCTGGTTGACTGATTTTAGCTAAGGCAGCAGTTAAAGCCAATCTGCCTCCACTGGCTGCTAGAATAGGTATAGCTCCTATATAAGTTATAGCTTTTGAAAGTATGTTTCCTAACAGTAATTGTGTAACTACCACAGTTAAGAATGCACCAAAGGCTTTTTTATACTCAGGACTATCAGGATCCAGTCCTTCAACACTTAGACTAAATGTTTCCCATGCTAGCCATAATCCTCCAATACCTATCAGTTTGTTTAATGGCCCTGCTAGGAAAGTCATTGTGCCTAGTGTACCTGTAGCTGCTTTGGCTGTAAAACCAGGACTAGCTGATCTACCAATTGTTCTACTATAAGATTTAGGATCTGTTATTATTTCTCTTGTCTTACCTAAAGCCTTGTCTCTAGCATTATCTCCAGCTGTTTTTCTATCTCTAGCTGCTTGAGTTCTTTGTTTAAGTCCTTTTTGATCTACATCATATTTTTTATTTCCAAAAATATCTGTAGCTTGTCTAGCCTGACGAGATTTTTGAGCAGCATAATATTCTTTTGCCCGTCCGTAAGAGGTTTTCTTTAGCCACTCCCCTCCTTTTCTCTGCCACGAATTAGGAATTAATCTAACCAGCGCATTTTTACCTAATTTAGCAATAGCTGGTACAAATAATAAGCTAAGATCAATAAAAGCATCCTGCCAGTCTTCATCACTTAATTTATCAGGATCTTCGTTATATTTTTCAAAAAATTTATATAATTCGTATGCACTAAAGGCAGCTATTCCATAACTAATTGCTGTAATCATGCCTCCGATTCCAATACCTGCTAGTAATGGAACTAGTTCAGTTAATTTTTCTCTAGGAGATACTATTTCATGCGCTTTCATATTTACTATTTATCGGGAGTTGAACGTAGTTCAACTGTTCTTCGCTTGCGCTCGAACTCTTTTTTTTTATATTATCTAGATTGTGAAGTCACACTTAGCCCGTTAGGGCTAAAAATGAACATTATCTGAGTTGCTAATGTCACACAGCGTTAGGACTATGATGCGCTATAAATGTGGCATTCGACAGTCAAATGCTTAATTTATGTTACATCGCGTAGGCGGTCGTCCGGTACCTACTCATCCCGTCTTATCACGACGGCAGGCATGTACTGATACGCTATCATCTGTACAGCCGTTAGGGGATTACCCTTCTTTTTGGCCTTTTAATCCTTTTCAAACAACCAAACAGTAGGTCTTAAACTGTCTTCATCTCCGAGAGGTAGTGGTTGAGTTCTTGCTACGGCGGCAAGATTCCATCCCTGCGATACGATTGTCCAGGTTTAGGGCGCACGAAATTAGCCTGCGCTAGCTTTTAACCGTTTAACTGTTTGCCTTTAATGTGTGAGCCATGAACACGGACCTGTATATGTCCGTTATAGTAGTCGTCTGATTCTAATACACGCCTGGAGAATTGCTCTCTTGCCTCAATGTAACTACACTCTGCCTTGGTTTTACAAAAATAAAGTATATCTCTTCGGAAATATTTTTTGCCTAACTGCTGAACATCTTCTAATAAGTGTTCATTAGATCCATAGTAATCTTTCCAATCACTTTCAATTTTAGTTTTAACTCTTTTTTGCCTTTTATTACCATTTTTTAATTTTACTGAGCGTATAGTAATTTTACTAAATTTTGCTAATTTTTTGCCTATGTATTTTTTATTATTTGTTAAATTTGTAATAATATAAACAAATCCTATATATTCATCTGTGATTTCTTCGATAAGGTTGTTTTCATAATACCAAGACATCTATTATGTAGCTGATCAAGCATCTGTGACCTTTGGTTTTTGAGCCTGTCCTCTTGGTTTATATTTTTCGCTTTGCCTCTTTACTCTAAATTTGTAACTGTTTAATAATTCTTTTTTTATTTGAAGGGTTAATTTTTTTATATTTTCTAAGTTAATTCTAGTTCTTCTTGCGCTGGCCATAGTCTTTTCAACAGCGTATTGTTGATAATTCTTGAAATATATTCTAAATTCTTGCATTAATTTCTCATGTAAATCATCCATTAACTAGAAAACTCCAAATCATTCGCGTAGCTTGTAAATCCATTCTCCTTTATAACTTTTAAAACATTATTCACTCGACCAACAAGTTCGTCTTTGTGACTTATCAAGTAGATATTCTTCTTTCGCTCTCTACCCATTTTTTTAAGAACTGCAAGAGCGTTTTCAACACCAGCAGCATCGAGTCCATTATCTATAAGTTCATCAATAAACAATAAATTTATGTTTTGATAGAGACTTTCCCAAACGTCACGGAAACTCCAGCTTAGACCCAATATTAATCTATTACGTTCTCCTCGACTAAGGTTATCAAAGTCTAGCTCTTGTCCTAATTGAGTGATTTCTACGTTAAGGTCGTTCAAGAAACTGACCTGATGAGGAAGTCCAAGACGATCTAAGTAATAGGTCAGTCTGTTGTTAAGATAAGCAAGGTTTTGATCAATGATCTTCTTACGAATAAAGCTGTCCTTATTTGTCAATAGCTTTAGTAAGAACTCTTGGTGATCCTTGGTTAGAGTTAGTTCATTTACTAGATCCCAGCTTACTGTCTGTAAGGCTGTATTTGTCAACTCATCAATCTGTTCTTGGTAAGGATCTATTTCTTCACTACGTTTTATCAAGGCTGCTTCTAAAGTATTAAGATTGTTTTGATGTTTAAGGGCTTCCTCTAGAGTTTCATAAAAAGTATTAGGTCTGCCATTTATGTCTCCAATTTCATCAAGTTCTGCTACTACTCGTGATAATTTTTCATCTACAGTTTGATAATAACGTACGGCTTCATTATGGTCCTTTTCTGCTTCCTTTTTCATATCGCCGTGAATTTCAAGATTAAGTCCTTGTTTACATTCTGGACACTTGTGATTAGCCAATTGTTCTAAATTTTTTTGAAACTTTTTTACGTTCTTTTCTGCTTGACCCACTGCTGTTAGTAGAGTAGCCTGTTCTTTGTTAAGACTTGTGATGCGAGCCGACAATGTGACATAGTTTTCTAGTTTACTATGTTGAACAAGTTCGTTATCTATATCTACTGCCTTTAATTCTAAGATACTGGCAGCTATTTTTTCTAGATCTGTAGTCTGCTGCCTGCACCAAACACTTTGTTTAGTTTCTAATCCAGTAATACTCTGTTGAATTCTTTCATTACTACGTTTAATAGCTTCGATGTTAGCAGTTTCTTGCTGTATCTGTTCCTTTGTTATACGTATCTGTTCTTTGAGACAGTCTGCTTTTTCACTTAGTATGGTAATACCAAGTAGTTGTTCAATAATTTCACGCTGTTCATTAGCCCTAAGACTTAGAAAAGGTTGTGTGTAGGTGTTCAAGGCCACAACGTGCTGAAACATCATATGTTTCATTCCTAGTAATACATCAATATCTTTCTGTGTTTCGCGCATGTCGCCTTGAGCATCGTCTGTTTCATTTACGTTTTTTTCAGTGTCATTTACAAAGAACTTCATAACAGTAGGTCTACGACCTCGTTCAACTCTATATTTGTTACCGCCTTGTTCAAAAGTCAAAGTCACTAACATATTTTTGTTGTTGATCTTGTTAATTAAGTTGTCTTTCTTTATACTTGTTAGGGCTTGGCCGTAGAGCGCATAACTTAGAGCATTTACGATTGTGGTTTTTCCTGTGCCATTTCGGCTACCTGAATCATCACCTCCTTGATCTAAATTTTCGCCAAGCACTAGAGTTAATTGCTCTCGGCCAAAATCTACAGCTTGGGTTTGATTACCCACGCTCATAAAATTTTTAACAGTTAATTCTTTTAAACGAATCATAAATTGTTATATATTTCCAATAATTTTTTCTTATCAATATTTGTACTTTCTATTCCTAATAATTGATTAATTACAATTTCATCTACACTTTCAAAAGCCTTTATGTCTATATTAGTTTCAATTTCTAATTCTTTCTTTTCTGGAATCAATGTCAGTTCTCTTATTGCATAATTTGTATAAAAGTTTTCTTTGATATAATTTGCTTCTTCATAGCTTATGTCTATGTCTATAGCTACACGTAGATGCATCTTAGGACGTATAATTTTGTCAGCTTCGTCGATCAGTTTGCTCAATGTTACTGTTCTAAATGTAGGTTGATCTGGCCATGAAAGATGTATAGGGTCTTGTCCCCAAGACATTATAGTTATACCTCTTTCATCATCCCAGCTGTCTGAGTAATTGTGAGGAAAAGCATTACCTATATACATCATATTTTGTTTTTGTTGACGTTTGTGGAAATGGCCGCTAAACCCTCGATCATATTGTTTAAAATGTTCCAACTGAATTTCACCGTGATCTGGCATCTGTACCATGGCATTCATGTAGAATAATGGTAGTTCAAAATGCCCAAATATATATTGAGCCTTGGTTTTTTGTATTTTTCTCCATTCATCGCCAACTAACCATGGACACATGGTGACATTATCTAAGGTTATTGGTCTATTAATTATGGTAATGCCGGGTACGTACTTGCCAAATTCTACACTGTGAATATCACGTTTATCTTTGTAGTACAGATCGTGATTTCCAGGAAAGAAAAAGAACTGATTAAATGACTGACCTAGTCTTTCCAGAGCTTTAAGACTGTAGTCCATAGTAGTAATATTAAGACTATTACGATTATGGTGCCAATCACCAAGAAACATTCCAGTGTCACAACCGTGTGACTGCGCCTTTTCAATATACCAATTTACGAAATCTAAACAATCCTGATTATGTATTTGACTATTTGATTTAAGTCCAAAATGTATGTCTGTAAATAGTGCTACCTTATTGAATAGATTAGTCATTAATCCTCCGAAGCTATATTATAACTTGTATAGTATAAAATATCAATCTTCTTGGTTTTCATTTCTTTTCACAGCAGCAGCATGTTCACCTTCACCTGTACGACTATAACTTGGATTCATGCCATTCATCTCTAACAAATCATCACGTATAATCTGATTACGTTTTTCTATGTTAATGATTCTTACGAAACTATTTGTAACTGCCGCAGTAAAGTAGGCGAAAGGATTATTTGATTTTGATTCGTCAAATTGTAGCCCTATTTGTGTTAGTTGTAATATAGCTTGACCTTTCATTTCATCGTTATAGGTATATCCGCGTACATTTCCACGGGTAGCGTATCTTTCACATAATTTTATGTACATACGAGCAAGGTTATTAGTTATTTGCCCGTGTTCCTTGTTAAATCTGCCTTTTTCAAGGTTACCCTTCCAATGACTTTTACCAACGCAGATCAATATGTCATGTTCATCAAATTTCCAATGCTGGAATGGAGGAAAGTTAACCTTGTCTCGTCCATCAGCTTCACTTTTAGGATTTTTTTTACGTGTAGAATTTAAGGGTATGTGTTCATAAGTCATAATTCTAAAAATTAAATCAGTTTTATGTATTTTTTTGTAGTCTATTTCACAATCAGATTGTTTTATTTTTTCTCCGCTGGCTTTTTTTTGTTCGAAGAGATACTGTCCTAGTCTTTTTGCGCGACTTCTTTTAGCTTCTGCTATGGTTCGAATATTAATTTTATCTATTGTGGGGAGAATTATATCATACTGATGATATTCTTTGTTTAAAAAACTGCAATATGTGTTTTTACTTTTGTGTATTTCCTCCAATAGATCTTTGTTGTTTAGATAGTTCACTTTAGTCATAAGTTTCCTTTGTAATAAATTATAAACTACTCAGTTAATTTTGTCAACTAAATAATTTAAGGAGTTCAATATGAGTTTATTCGATGTGGTTCCCGGGTTATCGAATACAATAGGAACAGTTGCAAGCACTGTTGGTTCTGGTTTACAAGTAGCTGGAAGACTAGCAGGAGCACTTAATAATTTATCTAATCCAGCAAATGTGGCCAGTGCTATTAGAAGTTTAAGTATTCCGGCAGGGGCTATTCCACAATATAATAAAAATCCAGCAACTGCCACAGCAGGAGCAGGTGGAGAAGATAAGGATTGGCGTGTAAGATTAAGCATACCACTTACTCAAAGTTTTCAAAACAGTAATGTACTTGCTCCTCTAAAAGCTGCAGGAGGATTAGTATTTCCTTATACTCCAACTATTCAGATTGCAGGAACGGCAAGCTATGAAACTACTCCTATTGTACATCAAAATTATGCATATTATAATTATATAAACAGTGTAGCAAGTTCTATTTCTATTAGTGGTCCTTTTAATGTAGAAGACTCTATACAGGCTCAGTATTGGATTGCAGCAGTGCATTATCTAAGAAGTGTAACAAAAATGTTTACGGGAGACAGTGATAATTCTGGAAATCCTCCTCCTATGGTATATCTTAATGGTTATGGTAACTACGTATTTAAAAATATTCCAGTTGTAATTACAAGTTTTACTGTTGAATTGCCTCAGGATGTAGCCTATATAGCTACTACTGTAAATAAAACAGGGCCTACTTCTGGATTCATTAGATCATCAGGAGGTTCTAATCAACGTATAGAGAATACTGTTAATTTGCTTGGAACAATTGGTGGAATAGCTGGTAGTTTAGGTGCAGCAAAGGTTAGTCGTGCTTTAGGTTCAGCCGCCAATCTAGTAAATGTAGCTAACAATATATCAAATTTGGCACAAGGCGCAACGGGAGGAGGATCCTCTCCGTTTAGTTTAGAAGGAGAAACACATGTACCTGTAAAAAGTGTTATCTCCGTTACCTGTCAACCAGTTTATAGTAGAAACAAAGTAAGGCAATTCAATCTAGATAGTTTTGTACAAGGCGCTTACATAAAGTCTAAACCAGGATATTTATAATGACAGAATATAAGATTAATAGTCCATGGCATAAAACGTTAATTATTAATGACCGTCTAAGTAATTTTAGGATTCGTGCAATTAAAAGTGAAAGTGACGATATTCTTTATACCATTGAACCTCAGTATAATAATAGACCAGATCTATTAGCCTATGACATCTACAAAGATCCTAAGTTATGGTGGGTTTTTCTGCAGAGGAATATGGATGTGTTATCTGATCCTATATATGATTTCACTGTCGGGACTCAGATTTATTTGCCAAAATTATCTAATTTAAAAGAAAGTTTAGGCATATAATGAATTTTTTAAATTCCTTTGTAGATGCAGCTACAACTGTAGGAAATACTGCACGAAATGTGTTAAGTAATGTTTCGCAAGTGGCTAGCGGATTCAATTCAATAACTAATAATGTGCAAGATAGTTTTAATCAATTAAAAAAATTAGGACAGACTAACTTAGGTATTTCTACAAACCTCACTCCAGGTGACGCCAGCGTTGCAGGGTTTGATTTTACTAGTAGTTCAACTGGTGCCACAGGCACACAACAATCAACTGCTGCTAGAGGACCCAGTGGAATTTTAACAAATGACTTATTTGAATACAGCTTATATAATTACCATTTTACTTTAAGTGTATTGAGTAAACAGCAATATAATTCAGCTAGTTATTTTAATAATATATTAGGACAAATTATCCTTGCAAGTGCAGGTGCGGCAAAGGATAACGATCTAGTAGAAACAGCATCAGGAAAATTAGACTATCATTTAGATAACTTGCGTATAGATGGTGTAGCAGGTTTAAATGAAAACACCGGTAATACTAATGCTTTGTCATTAAGTTTTGTAGTATCTGAACCATATAGTATGGGGTTATTTTTTCAAGCTTTGCAAGTTGCTGCTTTCAAACAAGGTTATCGTAATTATGCAGATGTACCAATACTCTTAACCATAAAATTTACAGGGCACAAAGATCCAGACAATCTTAACATAGAATCCACTGTAAGTAGAAAATACATTCCTCTTAAGATACGTGAAATACAAATGCGTGTGTCTAAAAATGGATGTACATATGACGTAGAAGCGTATCCCTATAATGAAAGTGGTTTTAGTGACAGTTTTAATCAGGCAAAACATGATTCTCAATTACAAGTTGATGACAATAAACCAAAAATAATTCAAGAATTGTTAAGGAAGAGTGAAAAAAGTTTAAAACATGTAGTAAATCAATTTTTTAAAGAACGTGTTAAACAGAATACAACTACATTTTATGATGAAATCGATATAGTGTTTCCAGATCATTCTAGAAACGATGAAAGTGTTAATAAGATAGGAGCGTCTAGTTTAGGATTTAGTAATTATAATAAGGGAGAAACAGGCTTTGCTGCTGATAATTTTGTGCTTGAAGATGGTGTATATAAACGTGGAAAAATGAAAGTAAATCCTACTAACGGAGTTTTTGCTTTTGCTCAAGGACAACTGGTTACTGATATAATTAACCAGGTTATACTAACCAGTGATTATCCTAAATTTGCCCTAAAGAAAGAAAATTGGACAGCCCAAGGTCAGATAAAGTGGTGGAAAATAGACACTAAGGTCTATTTTAAGGGTGAGGAAGATCCAAACACAGGATATTGTCCTAAAAAAATTGTATATAGAGTAGAAGAATACTTAGTTGATGCGCAAAAATTTACAAATCCGAATACAAGAAATCCTGGAATTGAAAATAAATGGAATGAAGTAGTTAAGCAGTATTTTTATATATACACAGGAAAAAATTTAGATGTCTTAGATCTAAACATACAATTTAAAAATGGATTTTACAAAGCCTTGACTGCCGATCAGGGAAAGTTATCTCAAAACTTACAGGGAACAGGACACGCTACAGGCGGCAGCAATCAACAACATATAGGTAAAGAAGACGCCCAAACACCTAAAGGAGGAGATCCAAGCAATCATAATGTGCCAAGTCAAACAAGATATAACAATATTAGTAGTAGAAGTGCTAACCAAGGTTCAGCTTTTCAATCAGATGACCCTATAACTCTAGCTGCAAGACAATTTCATGATTTAGCTACTACGGGATATGACATGCTCAATTTAGATTTGACAATATTAGGAGATCCATTTTATATAACAAGTAGTGGAACAGGAAATTATAGAGCTGAATATACAAGTAGACAAGGAGTTAATAAAGATAGAGAAATGAATTATGAAAGTAATGAAATTTATGTTGCTGTTTATTTTAGAACTCCTGTAGATCATAAACCAGATTATAGGTTTGGAGACGAGTGGGATGGAATGTATAATTTCGGCAGTAAAGATAGTCAATTTCAATTTAGCGGATTGTTTAGAGTTTTAAATATTACTAGTAATTTTGTCAAAGGCAAGTTTACACAGACTCTTGGTTTAATAAGAATTCCGGATCAAGATAAACTGTCAGCTCCACAGGCCCAGCTTGGACAATCTGCAAATAATTCAATGGGTGATGATCAACATGGGCCTGAAATTTTAAATCCATTAACAGAAGTAGATAATTCAAGTTTTGTAGACATAGCAATTATTCCTAATTTTTCTAAAGAGCGTACACAAGAAGAAAAAGAATATGCAGATGGATTAGGAAATTTTTCAATATGATGTCAGACAAATTATTTTCAATTTTTTTATTGTTAAAGGCTTACATTAGATGAACAACGAAGAAACAAGAAGTTCTCCATATACTACTGCTAAAAACTCCACTCCTTGTCTTGCCAAGGTAATAAGTGTTGCTGATCAGACGTATAATGGAGTTTTAGAAGTTCAGTTAATGAGAGATGTAGGTAATAACGAGAAAAGTGGAGGTCAAGTTAGAAGTGTAAAATATCTTAGTCCATTTTACGGATTAACAAGTTATGATTTTTTAGGCACTGATGATGATACCCATAATGAAACACAGAAAGGATATGGATTTTGGATGATACCTCCAGATCCAGGAAGTTACGTTGTTGTAATTTTTTTAGACGGAGATGAAAAAAAAGGTTACTGGATTGGATGTCCAATGTTTCAAGAAAATATGAATTTCAGTACACCGGGATTCGCAGCGACAGAATACATTTCAGATGGTAGCAGACAAACTGATAGAGAAAAAAGTCGTGTGCCTGGTACAGAGTACAACAAAAAGATTCATGAAGGTAACGAGGACGGTACTAAAAAAAATAAGCCTGAGCATCCATTAGCTAAATTTTTAGAAAAACAAGGTTTACTCAAAGATGATATTAGAGGTATTACAAGTAGTAGTGCTAGAAGAGATATTCCAAGTATGGTGTTTGGTATCAGCACACCAGGACCTACAGATAAGTCAGGTAAAACTGGAAAAGTTGGAAAAGCAGAAAGTGAAAAAAGAAACGCTCCTGTAAGTAGGCTTGGTGGTAGTAGTTTTGTAATGGACGATGGTGACGATAAATTTGAACGAGAAAAGACCCCCTCAGATGGTCCACCTATCTACAAAAATGTAGAAGAAAAAGAATTTGGACTTAGAAACAGACCTCATAATGAATTAATTAGACTTCGTACTAGGACTGGTCATCAGATTCTTTTACATAATAGTGAAGATTTAATCTATATAGGTAACAGTAGAGGCACTGCTTGGATAGAATTAACTAGTGATGGAAAAATGGACATCTTTAGTGAAGACAGCATTAACATAAGAACTAAACAGGATTTTAATTTTTTTTGCGATAGGGATTTTAATCTAGAAGTTGGCAGAAATTTTAATACAAAAGTTCATGGTGAAATGCACACTAATGTAATAAAAGATCAAGTGTTAATTGTTGATAGAGATCAAAAAATTTATATAAAAAAACGAAAAGATGAAACTATAGATGAACAATACAGACAGACTGTAAATGACGATGTAAAAAAATATTTTGCTAAAGATTATAGTCACAATATTGATGGGAGAACAGATTTAAGAATAGCAGAAGGTGTCAGTGTGACTGCGGGTAAAGGGGCTAGTGGTGCTCAGTTCGCTCCATGGGAATCAACAAGACAAGATCCGGAAGATCCTATGAGCAGTGATGAAGAAACTAGTAGTCCTGTAGAAGATCATAACGGTCCTATTCCTAATAGAGTTGATATTAATTTAGCTATTAGTCAAAGAACAACAATTACTGGAGATTTAGATATAAATGTGTCCGGTCATGTTTACACTACATCCGGCGGCGCCAATGAAACTAAAGCTGGCGGCAATATTATAGAAACTGCTCCTCAAATTCACATGAATGGACCTTCAGCATCTACAGCTAGTAAATCAGAAGAAGCTAGAGTAAGTGCCAAAGCTACTATACCGTTATATTTAAAAACTCATAAATTACCTGATCTTTCAACACAAGATGAATGGCAAAGTTTAGAAGAATTAGATACATTACTACGTAGAGTGCCTACATATGAACCTTATCCTCATCACGAAAATTTAGACCCTATGAAGTTTAAACCTATGAAAGAAGGCGAAAGTCCCGGCTTAGATAGGGACAGCGATGATAGATATCGCCCAGCCGGTGATACTACTCCTACTGAGACCATGGCAAAGCCTGGATCTAGTTGGAGAAAGTACACTACTGGATTAGATACCTTTCAACGTAATCCTCCAGTGGAACCAGTTTTAAACGATGAAGGGAGTTGGGGACAATGACAGCCAGCAGCAAATTATACGATAAAATGACTATTCGAAAGGCATCTGTAAAGCCATTAATAAAGACGAAAATGTATAGAGGATTTTCTAGTTATAAAACTGGAAATAATAGTTTTAATCTCTATGATCTACAGTTAATAAAACAAGATTTAATTAACCATTTTAACATAAGGATGGGGGAAAGATTAGAAAATCCTGAGTTTGGAACTATAATTTGGGATCTACTTTTTGATCCGTTAACTGATGATCTAAAACAGATGGTCATTAAAAATGTTGAGGAAATCATTAATTATGATCCTCGAATTTCAGCAGATCAAGTGATTGTCACTACGTATGAATCTGGAATACAAATAGAATGTGTGCTTACCTATTATCCTTATAATATTCAGGAGTCTTTACAACTACGTTTTGATCAAAATAATGGTATAATGATTAGTTAACTATGTACAAAATTATAAAATAAATATATAAATTGGAAAAAATATGTCAATTACTGATAGACAAAATAGGTTATTAGTCGCCGAAGATTGGCGTAGAGTGTACCAGAGTTTTAAAAACGCTGATTTCAAAAGCTACGATTTTCAAAATCTTAGACGGGTAATGATTAATTATATAAGAGAAAATTATCCAGAAGATTTTAATGATTATATTGAAAGTAGTGAATACCTAGCGTTAATAGATTTAATAGCATTTTTAGGACAAAGTATTGCATATCGTGTTGATCTTAATAGTAGAGACAATTTTTTAGAATTAGCTGAAAGAAGAGAAAGTGTTCTAAGATTAGCTAGATTATTAAGTTATAATTCGAAAAGAAATATTGCTGGTAATGGTTTATTAAAAATAACAAGTTTACAAAGCACTCAAAATGTTCTAGATAGTAATGGCAGAAATCTTTCAGGACAGGTAATTCTTTGGAATGATCCTAGTAATAATAATTGGTATGATCAATTTATTAAAGTGTTAAATGCTGCATTGCCTGCAACTAGACAATTTGGTAGTCCTGAAGATAAAAAAATAGTTTATGGAATTCCAACGGAGCAATACAGATTTCAAAGTAGTAATCTGGATGTGCCTCTTTATAGTTTTGATAAAAATATAGATGGCAGAACAATGAATTTCGAAATAGTTAGTTGTAGTATCAAGGATGCAGATGAAATATACGAAGAACCACCTCTATTAGGAAACAGACTTGCTTTTTTATATAGAAATGACAGTAAAGGAAGTGCCAGTAATAACACAGGTTTTTTCGTACATTTTAAACAAGGACAATTAAATCAAGGTGCGTTTACTTTTGATCAACCAACACCAAATGAAACTTTAGATATAGATGCAGATAATATTAATAATGATGATATTTGGCTGTATAAATTAAATGATTCAGGAGCTGAAATAGAATACTGGAAAAAATTATCTAGCACTGAAGGTAATAATGTTATCTATAACAGTTTAGAAAAAACTATAAGAAATTTTTATGCAGTAATAACGAGAGTTAATGACAGAGTAACTTTACAATTTAGTGATGGATTATTTGGAAATCTTCCTTTAGGTTCATTTAGAGTTTACTACAGAACTAGCGAAGGTGTTAGTTATACTATGAATCCTAGAGACGTAAGAAATATTACTGTAGAAATTCCTTATATAAGCAATTTTAATCAGCCTGAAATAATTATCCTTACTCTTAGTTTAGTTAGTAGTGTCAGTAATAGTACTGAGACAGAAAGTTCTGATGATATAAAACAAAAAGCACCTGCAACTTATTATACTCAAAATAGAATGATTACTGCTGAAGATTATAATTTAAGTCCCTTCAGTGTTAATCAGCATGTAATGAAGGTAAAAAGTGTCAATAGATCTAGTAGCGGTATTAGTAGATATTTTGATTTAGTAGATCCTACTGGAAAATACAGTAAAACTAATTTATTTGCTGACGACGGAGTGATTTATAGAGAGGAATTTTTAGATAGTTTTCAATTCAAATTTAACACTAAGACTGATATTGAATCCATAATATATAATCAACTCTATGATAAAATTAATCAGCCATTTTTAAGAGATTTTTATTATGCTAAGTTCAATAGAGTTTTAACTACAGATTTGAATGTAAGCTGGAAATTTATTACAGGAGATACAAATTTATCAACAGGGTATTTTAGAAATAATTTATTTCCTAATATAGCAGTTAGAATTGGACAATATACTACGACTTTGTTAAAGTCATTAGTAGTTGGTAGTTTGTTAAAATTTAAGTCACCCAATGGATTTTATTTTAATACTTTAGAAAATAATACATTGACATCTGTAAATAATTTTGGTACAACTGAATTTTTGTTTGTTAAAATTCTGAAAGTTGCGGGGGATGGAACAAATGGTGGCAGTGGTTTATTAATTGATGGGACTGGCACTATTTCTTTAAATGACATAGTGCCTGAAAATTCTCAATTAGTGAGTATTATTCCACCTTTGAAATCTACTTTTAACAATAATGTCATAAGTGAAATAATAGAACAGGTAAATGCATACAAAACTTTTGGACTAAGATACAACACTCAAAATTATAGTTGGGAGATTATATACGATGTAAATCTTAATCTAAACAATAATTTTACATTAGGACTTGCTGGTGATAAATCTAATCAAAAATTAGATAGTAGTTGGTTAATTAGTTTTACAACTGATTCAGAATATTATACTGTAAATTTTAGGTTATTACGATATATTTTTGAAAGTGATAAACAAATTAGATTTTATTTTGATAGCAGTGATAAAATTTATGATGCTAGAACTAACACGATAGAAAAAGATCAAATTAAAATATTAAGTGTAAATGTTAATTTTGGATCACAGAATTCATTAGTGCCTTTTACTTTAGATCAAAATTGGGAGATTATAGAAGAGTATAAAGGATTAGATGGATATGTTGACAGCAAAAAAATACAAATAAGTTTTTCCGATTTTGATGAAGACGCTGTAGTTGATAATCCTGATATTTTTGATAATATTGTGGCAAATAGTTCAAACAATTTACAAACACAGTATATTGCACAAGAACTTTATAGCATAGATGACCAACAGGAAGATTATAGATACATTGACAACATTGCTCAAAAAGTTATTGTTAAAAAATCTCAATCTGAATTGACAGATCTAAGTCTTTTTAAAGATGGTCAATATTTTTATTTTGTAGACAGTGATGTAGTTAAAAAATTAAATTTAAAAATTGGCGAGCTTTTCATTTCTTCAGATTATAAGATGTATTTTGGAAGAGATAAATTAAAATTTCAATATATCCATAACGCAGATTATGAATCACGCATAGATCCAGGTATTACTAACATTATAGACGTTTTTGTTTTAACCAAACAGTATGATAAACAGTTTAGAGAATATCTTGATGGAACAAGATCTTTAATGCCTTTACCTTTAAGTACTGATTTTTTATATAACATGTTGAATCCTGAATTGTCTAAGATTAAAACTATTAGTGATGAAATAATTTATCATCCAGCTAGATATAAAGTTTTGTTTGGGAGTAAAGCTACAACGGATTTACAGGCAATATTTAAGGTTGTTAAAAATAATGAAATAGTTGTTAGTGATAATGATGTAAAGAGTAAAGTTATTAGCGCTATAAATGAATTTTTTGCTATTAATAATTGGAATTTCGGAGATAATTTTTATTTTACTGAACTATCAACCTATGTTATGAATAAATTGGCAACAAATATTGTAAATTTCATAATTGTGCCTAAAAAAAGTGGTTTATCTTTTGGAAGTTTATTAGAAATAAATGCTGAAAAAGATCAAATTTTTGTTAATGCAGCAACCATTGATGACGTAGAAATTATCAATGCAGTAACTGCTTCGAGAATAAAAACTTCTGGTGATATTACAAATATAAACAAAAATATAATTCAGCAAACTATATTAAGCGCAGGAAATACATAATGCCATTAGAAAATGAATCACCTATAGGACTTGACGGTAAAAATAGACGTAGTAGTGACTTATTGCCTGCTTTTTATAGATCTGACGCAAATAAAAAGTTTTTATCTTCAACATTAGATCAATTTATAAGTCAAGGTCAAGTTAAAAAGATAAGCGGTTATGTAGGAAGACAGTATGCAAGTAGTGTAAATTCTAAGGATATTTTTATTAAGGCTGCGGACAAAATTCGTCAGGATTATCAACTAGAACCAGCAGCAGTAATAGAAGATAGATTTGGAAATGTAGACTTTTTTAAAGATTATATTGATCATATTAATCATGTAAATTTATTAAACGGAATAACAAGTAATCATAATAGACTGAATGAACAAGAATTTTATAGTTGGAGACCGCACATTGATTGGGATAAATTTGTTAATTTTCAACAGTATTACTGGCTTCCTAACGGACCAGATTCTTTAGATGTTGCAGGACAACAATTAGCTATTGAAAGCACTTTTACTGTGCAATTGGAAGATCAGGGTGATGTTTATGCTTACATTTTCTCTCCAGATGGTCTAACAAGAAATCCAACTATTAATTTATACAGAGGACAAACCTATCGTTTTGATATTAACAGTCCTCAAAATCCTTTTAGCATAAAACAAATTAGGAGGCTTAACCCTCCAGTTTTAAAGGCGACCCAAATATTTGAATTTTATAAAAATCAAGAAAATAAAGTGTTTCAAATTGGGTTTCTAACTTCAGATGATGATTTGAGTCAACTACTTTTTAAAGGTTATAGAAATGGTGTGCTTGTTGATCCTGTAGCCTATTCAATACAAGATGACAGTGCATTGAGACAGATAATTTTGGAACAGCCATTAAGCGAAGGTGATAAATTTTTGTTGATATGTTGGAAAAAAGATATTTCAATACAGGATCTTTATCTTGATGGTGTAGACAATTTTAATATTGAAAATGGACAAATTATTTTTAATGTGCCTTTAAATGCACCTGATTTACTTTATTACATGAGCGAAGCGGATCCTAATGTAGGAGGATCCATAGTAATTAAATCTATAGAAGAAAATACATTTTTAGATGTTGAAAAAGATATCATAGGTAAGAAAAATTACAAGTTAGCTAACGGAGTAAGTTTAACTAATGGTATGAAATTAAATTTTATTGGAAATACTAATCCAGCAATTTATCAACAAGATTTTTGGTATGTAGAAGGAGTAGGAGATCGAATTAAATTAATTAATGAAAAAGATTTAGAAATAATAGGAATTTTTACTGAACAGAACGATTTACTTTTTGATAATGATCCATTCGATAGTGTGCCTTTTAGTACAAGAACTAGTTTTCCGAAAAATAAAGATTATATTGTTATAAACAGATCTACTATTGATAAAAATGCTTGGTCTAGGACTAATAGATGGTTTCATCAAGACGTAATTAAAAAAACCTCGGCTGTAAGAAACATAACATTTAATCTTGATCAAAATGCAAGAGCAACTAGACCCATTATAGAATTTAATTCTAATATAAAATTATATAATTTTGGCCATGTGTCAAAAGCAAATGTTGATCTTATAGATAATTTTACCAAAGATGTTTTTAGCACTATTGAAGGAAGTTTAGGATATAATATTGATGGTATTGATATTTCGGATGGAATGAGGATTCTTTTTACTGCTGATTCTGATAGATTAGTGAAAGGTAGAATATTTAAGGCAAATTTTATAAACATAACAAATGCAGGCAGGAGAATTGATTTTACTGCTGATTCTCCCAGCGATTCTACAGGCAGTGTGAATATACAAACTGACAGAATAAAATGTAATCTAGACCATGGTCTAGTGAATGGTGATAGGGTAATTTATTTAAGTAATGGAAATATACAACTACAGGGATTAATACACAGAAATGTTTATTTTGTAAAGGTAATTGATGAAAAAATTATAGAATTATATACTGATAGTTTATTGCAAAACAAAATTGATATATTAAGTACAGGTGATAGTACTCATTCTTTAGAAGTATTCAGCGGTTTAAGAAGGCAAATAAATTTAGTTGAAACAGAAGATAGTCTGCCTTTAAAGTATGAAACTTTATTAGTGAATTATGGAAATTTAGAAGATGTAAAAATAAATCAAAATCAAAAAAATTTTACTATTAAGGGTAATCAAGGCTTGATGTATTGGTTTAACGGAGATAATTGGATTTTAGGTCCAGTTAAATCTACAGTTAATCAAACACCTTACTTTGATGTTTTTGACAAGGATGAGTATAGTTTCGGAGATAGTTCTTTTTATGAAGGGTCAAATTTTTCGGGAACAAAATTATTTTCCTATAAACTTGGTGATGGTAGTGTAGATAAAGAATTAAATTTTCCTCTGACTTACAGGAATATAAACAATATTGGTGATATAGTTTTTGAATTTAATTTAATAAATGATTTTTTTAATTACAAAAGTATTAATACTATAGTTAAACAAAAAATAGATGTTGGATACATTAAGAAAATTTTAGATAGAGAGAATTGTGCATTTGAAAATGGTTGGATAACAAGTTCCATTAATAATCCTCAATCAATAGTACGTGTCTATAAAAATCATAATATAAATGGTGTTGACAAAGGTTTTCCAATAGATTGTTTTGATGATAATCTTAAATTAGACGATTTAAAGACAAAAGTTTATATTAATGGTAAAAGGTTATTTAGCAATGAATTTTATGTAGTTAATGCAGCGGTTAGAAAAGAAGTTCTTACAATCAAACCAGTTGCTAGCACTGACATTGTTACGTTAAAACTAACTTCAAAGCAGCCTAAAAATGAAATTGGGCATTATGAAATGCCAATCAATTTACAAAATAACCCTCTAAATAATAATTTAGATTTTTTTAGTCTAGGCGAGGTTATCGATCATGTAGACAGCATTGTTGATAATTTGGAAAATTTTATAGGTCAATATCCTGGTAACGGAAATTTAAGGGATCTTGGAAATATATCAACCTATGGAGTAAGGTTTGTTCAACATAGTGGTCCTCTTAATTTAAGTTTATATTCTTTAGGATCAAAAGATTTTAATGTTATGAAATCTTTAAAAAAATCTAGAGAAGAATACATAAAGTTTAAGACATCTTTTTTAGTTATAGCAAGCGAACTTGGAATCATCACTGAACCAAAACAATTAGTAGATATAATTTTAAATGAGTTAAACAAAGATAAACCTAAAACAAGTCCTTATTTCCTTAGTGATATGTTTGCATATACAGCAAATAAAAGATTTGAATATAAAGTTTTAGATGATAGGACAAAGATCTATCCATTAAGTAACTCATTTAATCTTGACACTTTATCAAATAAATCAGTTTTGATTTATAGGAATAATGACCAACTTACGCATGGTAAAGATTATATTTTTTACAACGATTACTTTAAATTGCTTATAGATATAGTAGAAAATGATCTTATAGAAGTATATGAATACGAAAACACTGACGGTTGTTTTTGTCCCCCTACACCTAGTAAACTAGGAATTTATCCTGCTTTTGAACCAGTAAAATATGTTGATGACACATTTGTAAATCCTTGTATTGTAGTAAGAGGTCATGATGGAAGTATTACAGTCGGATTCAATGATTACAGAGACGATGTATTATTAGAGTTAGAGAAAAGAATCTATAATAATATTAAAATAAAATATGATACAAATATATTAGATATTTTATCTTTTACTCCAGGGAAAAATAGAGAAACAAAATACAGTAAAAATGAATTTGATTCTGTTATGAGTCAATTTTTTTATCAGTGGATGACAGATATCGGTGGAGATCTAAGAGATTTTAATAATTGGGATTATCTAAATCCATTTACCTATAATTATAGAAATTATTCTATTGTAGATGACAGTGATTCACCATCTTTCTGGAGAGGAATCTATTATTGGTTATTTGATACAGATAGTCCTCATAAAAGGCCATGGGAATCGCTAAATTTTAGTGTAAAACCTTCTTGGTGGCAAGATGTTTATGGACCGGCTCCTTATACCTCTGACAATTACATTTTGTGGGATGACTTAAGAGATGGAATAATACGAGAACCTGGAAAAAATATTAAAGTTAATATTTTATGCAAAAGACCAATTTTAAATTTTGGTAAGCCTGTAGACCAGCAAGGTAAATTATTAAATCCAATTCAGGCTGGATTAGTAAAAGGTCTCATTAATCCTACTGAAGGTGGTTATCATAATTTTGGTGATCAATCACCAGTAGAAACTGCATGGAGAAGAAGCAGTAATTATTGTTTTGCAGTAATACAAACGTTAATTATTTTACATCCTGCTAAAGTTATTGCATTATGTTTTGACAGAAGTAGAATTGCAAGAAATCTTAGTAATCAATATATTTTCAAAGATACACAACTTAGAATTAGGATGGAAGATATAATCGTATCTCCAGTTGTGTCAGATAATGTACGTAACTATACTTCAGGTTTAATAAATTATGTTGTTGAAAATATATCTGTAGAACTGGAAGAGCCCATAGCTAAATTCAAAAATCAATTAAGTTCTTTAAAGAATAAAATTAGTTCTAGGTTAGGTGGTTTTACTACTAAAGAAAAATTACGAATTATATTAGATAGTAAAAATCCTGTGGGGGTTGGTGGAATATTTGTGCCTGCTGAAAATTATAAAATATTTTTAAATACATCTAGTCCTGTAGCAGAAATAAATTACAGCGGAATTTTTATTACAAAATATTCTTACGGATTTGAATTACGAGGATATGATAAACTTCAACCTTATTTTAAATATTTTAATTTTGACCAACAAGGAAGACAACTAAACATTGGAGGGATAAGCGACAGTTTTATAGTTTGGAATACTAATCAAAGATACATTGCAGGACAAATCGTAAAGGATAAAGAAGTATACTATAGGGTGCTTGCAAACCACGTTTCAGGTAATAATTTTGATAAAAATTTATATGTTAAATTACCAGAACTACCTAGGTCTGGCGGCAGAGATTTCTATTTAAGGGATAGCTTTGACATTAGGCAAGAAAATATTTTACCATATGGGTCAGTATTGAGTACAATTCAAGAAGTTGTAGATGTAATATTAGGTTATGCCGCTTATCTTACTGACCAAGGATTTGCTTTTGACCAATACAGTAACCAATTTGGGTCAGTGCAGAATTGGATCACAAGTGTCAAAGAGTTTGTTTTTTGGACAACACAGAATTGGAGCGAAGGGAGTGCAATTAGTTTAAGTCCAGCTGCAAATGGATTATTTTTTGAAAGTAAAATACCAGCAATAGTTGATAATATAGTAGATTCTTTTTATGACTATAGTATCTTTAGAGTAGACGGACAATCATTTCAAAGTGATTTTACTTCAGTTTACAGGGAAAAAGGTTCTTTTTCTCTTATTCCAGTGAATACTGATCATGGTTTATTTGGAGCTAATTTAAGATTAATTCAGAAAGAACATATTATATTATTAGATAATAAAACTTTATTTAATGATATAATTTATGATGTAGAGCCAGGATATAAACAAGATAAGATTAGGCTGCAAGGTTATGTAACTACAGGATGGAATGGAAGTTTGAATATTCCGGGATTCATATTTGACAATGCAAAAATTTCTGAATGGAATTCTTGGACAGATTATAATTTAGGTGACATAGTATTTTATAGAGATTTTTATTATTCATCTAAAAAATTTGCTCCAGGGACTGAATTTTTTAAAGAAGAGGATTGGATACGTCTTGATAATAATCCTACAAGCAAATTATTACCTAACTGGAACTATAAAGCAGATCAATTTTTAGATTTTTATGATTTAGACAGTGATAATTTTGATTCAGAACAACAAAAACTAGCTCAACATCTTATTGGTTATCAAAAAAGACAATATTTAGAAAATATTATTATTGATGACATAAGTCAATACAAATTTTATCAAGGAATGATATCTGAAAAGGGAACACAAAACGTTTTATCTAAATTATTTGACGTACTGGGTGCGGACAATAAAGAAAGTCTTACGTTTTATGAGGAATGGGCTATAAGAGTTGGAAATTATGGCGCTACGGAAACTTATGATGAAATTGAATTTATTCTCGACGAAGAAAAAATTAGATTAAATCCACAACCTATTGAATTTACGGAAGAAACAACTACAGAAGTAGATTTTATCTACAGGGTAAAGACTTCTGATATAGCCATTAAACCAGTAGGGTATAAAAAGGACATTTGGCCAGTAAAATCATCGTCTGATTTTTTAAGAACACCAGGATATGTAAGATACACAGATGTAAGAATTAATGTTGACACTTTGTCAGATATCATAGGTTTAAGTGTAGGAGATTTTAAAGTTGGAGATTATGTTTGGGCAGCATTTTTGCCTCCTCCAAAGTTATTTTCTGTTTATAGATTGACAGAAATTCAAGCTAGATTAGAAAAAGTAGATTATAAAAATGAAGTTCTTATAGTTCAAACAAACATTATACCGGATTTGACAATAGGGGATATTATTGCTTTAGATAATTTACCTGATATAGATAAATTTTATCAGATTAATGATATTATTGGAAGAAAGTTATATATTAAAATTAAAATAGACAAATGGAATAAAGATTTTGATTTGACAAGTAGTATAGGATTAATTTATAAATTTACAGAATCTAGAATAGATGACATTGATAATTTAAACAGTATCTTACCTTATCATATAAAAACAAATGAATTAATTTGGGTTGATAATGATGATAAAAACAAAAAAGCAGTTTATATAAATTCTAAAATATACAGTAAAGACATTCTATCATATACAAGTATACCTCAAGATAATTTACTATTCGGAAAAATTGTAGCGATTTCAAATAATGGTTTATATGCGGCTGTATTAGATGCAAAAAAAATTACAATATACAGTAAAAATATTTTATCGTTGACAAAGCAATATGAAATATCTTCTGTAAATTCAAATCTTGATGTAGATAATATTGCATTTAGTCAAGATGGGGTATGGTTAATTATACTAGGAAATTTAACTTCTGTAGATAAACGAATTAACTTTTTAAAATTAGATAAAGGCATAAATGAGTTTGATTTTATACAGAGTTTACCTTATGCGTCAGCAAACTTTGGAACAGATATTAATATAGTAAAAGAATATGATCAATATGTTATGGCAGTTTCTAGTGCTGTTAATAATAATGTTTACATTTATAATATTGTTGATAATGCTGATGATAGTACAATTAATGAATGGATTTTGACGCAAAATATTGTAGAACCATCTTCTAATTCAAGTTCATTTTTTGGACAAAGTTTAAAATTCGATTTAACAGCATCCACACTTGTTATAGGCGCACCAGGAGATAGTGCTGTTTATGTTTATGAAAGAGTTAGTGACGGATATAATAATTTTCAAAAAATATATTCAACTGATAAAGCCGGAACTTCTGTGGCGATATCTTCAGATGGTAAAAGAATAGCTGTAGGTTGTGTTGGAGATGATTACAATAATGTTGATAATGGTAGAGTAGATGTATACAAATTACAATTAGGTAAATTTGTGAAATATCAGTCATTACGGCCAATTAAGTTAGAACCTTTTGGATATTTTGGTCACAATATCTCGTTTATGAACAATGATGAAACCTTAGTAGTTTTTTCATTGTATGGTGATATAGACAATTATTCTACTTTTGACTTTGACACAACAACATTTGATAATAATAGTTTAAAATTTAATAGTAAAAATATTAATTCTGGTAGAGTAGATATATTTGATAGATATAAGGAAAATTACATATTTGGTGAAAGTTTGTCTACAACCAATACTACTGATTTTTCTGATAGTTATGGATCCTTTATAGCAGTAGGATCTAATACGATTCTAGTATCAGCAGATAAACACGATGAAGATCAAGGTTATCAAAATATAGGACAAGTTTTTAGTTACTCTAAATTACCAGGTAAGTTTAGTTGGAATAAAAAATATCAACAAGCAGACAAGATAGATATTGGTAAAATTAAAAAAGTTTTCTTGTATGACAATGATACTAATAAGCTTATAAAATATTTAGATGTTGTAGATCCTGTGTCAGGTAAAATTCCTGGTATTGCAGATGCTGAAATAAAATATAAAACATATTATGATCCTGCTTTTTACAATATTGGTAATGATCTAGTCAACGTTGATGCAGGTCAAGCATGGAACAAATTGCATATTGGCGTTTTGTGGTGGGATTTAACAAGAGCTAAATTTATTGAAAATAATTTAGGAAATACAACATATAATTCAGCTAACTGGAATAAATTATATTCAACAGCTAGTATAGATGTATACGAGTGGGTTGAAACGAAATACAAGCCTTCAGAATGGGACGCACTTTCAAATACAAATAAAGGTTTCAGTCTAGGCATAAGCGGAACTAGTCGCTACGGAAATTCAGTCTACAGTGTAAGACAAACTTTTGATAATGTAAGTCAAACTTTTAAATATGTTTATTATTATTGGGTAAAAAATCCTAATATTGTTCCAAACATAAATGAAAGAAAACTTAGTGCCCAAGATGTTTCTAAGTTGATCGAAGATCCAGTCGCACAGGCATATAATTGTATTTCTTTTATAGGATCTAATAGTTTAATACTTGTAAATTTAATAAACTTTATAAAAGCTAAAAACACAAATTTAAATATTGAATATTGGACGGTAGAATCTCAATATACTAAAAGTAATAGCCACAGTCAATGGAAGTTGTTAAGTTTAGACGAAAAAACAGTTATTCCTAGAGATATCGAGATTAAATGGTTTGATAGTTTACTAGGAAAAGATTCTAATAATAGAGTAATACCTAATTACAAAATACCGTTGAAAAAACGTTACGGAATTCAAAATAGGCCTAGACAAGGCATGTTTGTTAATAGGTTTGAGGCCTTAAAACAATTTATAGAATATGTGAACAAAATTTTAAAGACTAAAATTATTGTTGATGATTATGATATAAGTAAATTATTTCTAAAAGATGAAGCTCCTAAAATTACTTCCAGGTTGTTTGACCAACAGATAGACAGTTACGAAGAAATAAAATTTGTTAATGTAGGATTAGTTACGCCTGCTATTTTGTTGCCTATATTAAAAGATGGACGATTAATAGAAGTTCAAATAGTAAATCCAGGGTTTGGATACAAGTATAATCCTAAAATATATGTGCATGGTTCTGGATCAGGAGCAGAAATTTCTGCTCAAATTGATTCTTTAGGACAAATAAATTCTGTGACTATTGAAAAACAAGGAAATGGGTATAAAGATATTTCATTAAGAGTTAGGAAATTTAGTGTTTTAGTAAAAAATGACAGTACAATTAATAATTTATGGGCAATTTATGAATATAATAATGCGTGGAATAGAACAAATAGTCAAAGTTTTAATACACAATTATATTGGAATTATATAGACTGGTACGAGACAAGTTACAATCAATTTACAAAAATCAATGTTTTAGTTAAAAATACATTTGAGTTGCATACCCTTAAAACAGAAATAGGACAGATTATAAAAGTTGAGAATGTGGGTTCAGGAGGATGGTTACTTCTTGAAAAATATGCTAATCAAATTACTTTAGATTATACAGAGAATTTTAAAGTTGTTGGTCGTCAAAACGGTACGATACAATTTAAATCTAATCTTTATGATTTTAGTAATGAAATTATAGGCTTTGATTCAAATTTGTTTGATACACAACTTTATGATAATATTCCTGTTGAGGAATTAAAAATTATTCTTAATGTAATTAAAGATAAAATTTTTGTAGATGATTTATACAAAAATTATTTAGAATTGTTTTTTAATTCATTACGTTTTGTATTGTACGAACAACCCTTTGTAGATTATATAATAAAAACAAGTTTTGTAAAATCAAAACATAATTTAGGAGAATTGAAACAAAAGATTACATATAAAAGTGATAGTTTAGAAAATTTTGAAGATTTTATAAAAGAAGTAAAACCATATAGGACAAAAATAAGAGAATATGTCAGTTCATATACAAGAACTGAAAATACTTTATCATCTGTTACAGATTTTGATCTTCCTAGTTTTATTGATAATGAATTTAATATTCAAAATATAAACCTTAATATACAACAGGACAACACCTCGCAAGATAAGTTAGCTGAATACCCATGGAAACATTGGTATGATAATGTAGGATTTAAAGTTTGTAAAATTGACATAGTAGATGGAGGTTCTGGATATATTTTTAATCCTGTTGTGAAAATAATTGGAAATTCAAAAAAAACTGCTGTTGCTAAGGCATATATTAGTGCAGGGAAAGTTAACAGAATTCAAATAATTAATTTTGGTTCAGGATATTTAAAGTGTCCCGAGATTGTTTTAGATGGCGGACTAAAAGAAAATGGAAGAAAGGCTTTGGCAGTCGCGGTAATAGAATCAGAAGCGGTTAGAACAATAAACACAGTTTTGAAATTTGATAGATTATCTAAAAATCAAACTTACAGCAATATATCTTTTACAGAACAGTTTATAGGTACTGGCAGTCAATTGCAATTTGCTTTAAGATTTGCCCCAAGAATACAAAAAAATACGTTTAATCTTTTACTGGACGGTTTAGAAGCATTAAAAGATGATTATGCAGTATCTGTTAAGACAGTTGTTGCAGACAAAAAAACAAGATTTTACGGTATTTTAACTTTAGAAACTGCTCCTGTAAAAAACACAAAAATAGAAATTACATATCAAATTGGATTTGAACATTTAAATGCATTAGATAGAATAACAAATTATTATAATCCAACTAATTCTATGCTAGCTAAAGATTTCTCTCAATTAATAACCGGTATTGATTACGCTGGTGTAGACATTCAAGGACTTGTAAATTTTGTAGGCACAGGCGGATGGGATAGTCTGGGATGGGGCAAAGAGTTGTGGGGAGAAGAAGATTTTAATTTTGATGATCAAATTTTTACTATCGGAGATAACAGTTCTTACGGCGGTGAAGGTGAGTTTAAGTTTAATTACATCCCATCTACCGGGCAGCAGATTAATGTTTATTTGAAAAGACTTATACAAGGTAGTAATAATAATTACATAGAAATCAGGCTAGATGACCCTAATTTTGGAACTGGTTATCCGGTGACAAATAATAATGCGGTCATGCAAACAATTATAGGCAATGGTGTATTAGATAACTTTGAATTGCCTAATCCCAGTAGCTACCCTCCTTTAGAGTTAATCCAAGGTGATATTATTATTTTTAGAAAATCTTCTAGTGATGGCAGTAAGTCTCCTAAACCACAGGACTATGACACTCAATTGTCCGGAGGTAATCTAATTTATTCTACTGCAACTGGAATAAATCCAGATGATATAAATGTAGATGGTGATGGGTTAGTTACTGCTACTACCAGTTATGCTCCAGAGGAAGTAATTCCTGGCCAAATAATGGATTCTCTAGCAGTTAAGGTATTTCAATTGCCTACATCAAATGGTGCAAAAATATTTTTCAAAAATTATATTGCGGATGGTTTAGAGAATAAATTCAATCTTACTCAGTTACCTCAGAATAATAATGCTATTATTGTAAAAGTAGGATACGAAATTAAAAAGAATATAGTAGATTATACCTTTAATTATGTAACTAGAAATGTTGAATTAACTTTTGTGCCAGCAGCAGGTTTAGTTGTAAGTGTCATAGGAATTGGTTACAGTGCAGATAGAATTCTAGACGTTAATTATTTTTCATCTGATGGAAGTACTTTAGAATACATTACTGCTGCTCCATATGTAGATAATATAGGAGCAATAGTTCTGGTTAATGGTAATCTAGTTGATTATGAAATATTTGAAACAGATTCAATGTATTACGAATTGAATAGAATTGGTATAAGATTTTCTTCTGCTCCGGCTTCAGAAAGTGTAATTACTTACTTGTTTACAGATGATAATAATTATTCTGCCAGTGTAGTAAAATCACATCAAATTGTACCTGATGGTAGTACTTTAGAATATAACCTTCAAGAAGTTATAGGAATAAAGGAACCTAAAGCTAACTCTGTGTTAGTAATGAAAAACGGACAAATATTGAACCCAGGATTAAGTGAATATTTCACACTAAAAAACAATAACTATACCTATACATTAAGTAAATATGAACAAGGACCCGGAACAATTGATTTTTCAAAAATTGAAGTTTACATAAAAGGTGTAAAACAAAGATCGGGCTTAGACTACACAATAGATGCAACTGGTGTTTCTATAGTTCTTAATGTTTTAGTTTACATTGAGAATGCTGTTATGGTTGTTGTTAATACAAATGATTCCGATTATCTAATCAACGAAAATACAATTAAATTTACAGATAATATACCTTTAGGAACATATGTCGAGATAGTTAGTTTTTATAACCATGATGTTTTAGAAATTGTTAGAACCGAGGAGTCACTAAAATCTATTTCATCAGTGACTGTAGACACTCCAGATTATTATAGATATAAAAGCCTAAAAGGAGGTAAATTTAAATTATTTAAGGAAGTGGCAGTAGATGATTTTCTATGGATAATTAGAAATAATACTATGTTAACTCATGGAATTGACTATTACTTAGACAGTGATTTACAACAGGTAGTATTATCAAAAGGATTAGAAGATAACGATATATTAGATGTTATAATCTTTGGATCAAATACTACCACTGAAGGATATGCATACATGTCTTTTAAAGATATATTCAACAGAACACACTATAAACGTTTGAATAAAGACAAAACAACAAGACTGTCAAAGAAATTAGGTCAGTTTGATATCGCCATACATGTTGAGGATAGTTCTAAGTTAGACGTACCAAATGTAAACTTAAATACACCTGGGATAATCGAAATAAATGGAGAACGTATTGAATATTTTGAGATAGATGGAAATACTTTAAAACGTTTGAGAAGGTCTACATTAGGAACAGGAGCTAACACTGAATATAAATCTGGCACACTTGTCGTTAACTTGGGTAAATCGGAAACTATTCCATATTTGGATGAGCAAATTGTAAAAAGAATAGTAACAGCAGTAGATACTAATGAGCTTGTACTTCCGTTTGATGCTCTACAAAATGAAATTGAAGTATTTGTTGGAGGAAAAAGATTGAAAAAAACTCCTTACAGACTTTTCAACACTACAAATGGATTCCCATACAGTCCTGAAGGTGATTCTATTCTAGCTAAAGAATTTGAAATTGTAGAAAATAATAAAATTAAATTTGCAAAGGTTGTAGATAAGGGAGTAGAAATTATGATTTTGAAAAAACAAGGTAAAATTTGGGAAGATTCAGGAAATAATTTACATAATTCAACTAGTTTGCAAGCTAGGTTTATTTTAGAAGCAAGGCCATTTTACCCAGAGTTTGTGAAATAATAAATATTACAGCGAGAGAACAAATGCAAGGAAAAGATCTTACAGGTTTACACATTGAAGGGCATATTAAAATATATGATCCTAATAATGGGCATGTTTTTATTAATAAAAGAAATGCAATTCATTATGAAAACATGAGTGTGGCTTTGGCTGAAAGCCTAGCTAATGCAGGGCAAGGTTTCATTAATAAGTTAGTATTTGGAAATGGCGGCACTACAGTCAACGATGTTGGAATTGTAACATATCTTACTCCTAACAGTACAGGAACGAATGCTAGTTTATATAATGAAACTTATCAAAAAGTAGTTGATGACAGATCAGTTGTAAATGTAGACCCTATAAGAAATAAAATTGAAACTAGACACGTGACTGGAATGAATTACACCGACGTTTTTGTAACTTGCTTATTAGATTATGGAGAACCATCGGTGTAAT